CACACTGTGGGTCATGACGCGATGAAACTCGAAGGTTCAAAGATCCTGGTGACCGGCGGCGCCGGCCTCATCGGCTCGACCACGATCGACCAGCTGCTCGCGAGCGAGAAGCCGGCCGAGATCGTGATCTTCGACAACAACCGAGCCACGAATCCGAAGGCCCCGCAAGAGACCGGGACCGTCACCTTCCCTGATGGCACCAAGTACCAGGTCGCCCTGTGGCATCGCGTGAGCAAGAACGGCAACCCGTTCAAGAGCGGCATGCTGAAGATGGACGACGGCAAGTACTCCGGCGGTCGCAATGGCGGTGGCCAGGGCGGCGGTAACGGTGGCGCGAAAGTGGACTGGTAATGGCCAACCTCACCAACGTACACGGCCTGCCTGACGCGTTCGTCAACGCGATCAAGAACGATCCGTACACCGGTGGCGGCGACATCTCCGTGACCAAGCTGATCGACTCGCCTCGCCGGCGGGTACTCGGCAAGAAGTACAAGGACCTCGTGGTCGTTGACGTCTCGGAGATGACCTGGGCGCTCATGGGTCAGTGTATGCACACGGTCCTCGAGCGCGCCCAGACCGACGCCCTGGTCGAGCAACGCCTGTTCGCTGACATGGAAGGCTGGCGCGTGAGCGGACAGTTCGATCGCTGTCACGTCGAGAACGGACTGATGCAGGACTGGAAGGTCTGCTCAGTATGGAAGGCCGGCGGCGATGAGTCCTGGGAGAAGCAGCTCAACTGCCTGCGTTGGCTCGCGCATAAGAACGGCATCCAAGTGGACCGGCTTCAAGTTGTCGCAATCTTCCGTGACTGGAAGAAGGCTGAAGCCATGCGCAATCCTGACTACCCGCAACAGAACGTCGCGGTTATCGACGTACCGGTGTGGACGCTTGAAGAGGCCGAGGCGTTTGTCCGGGCGCGTGTCCAACTTCATCAGTCTTCAGAAGCCGGAGCGGATACCGAATGCAACGAAGATGAGCGCTGGTACTCAGGGACGAGCTATGCGCTCATGAAGGACGGTGGCAAGCGAGCCAAGAAGGTCGCACCCACCAAGGAAGAGCTAGGTGAGGTTCCTGCTGGTCATTACATCGAGGAACGTCCCGGTGTGAATCGCCGGTGCGAAGGATATTGCGACGTGGCCCCGTTCTGCGAGCAGTACCAGCGCATCAAATCCACAACTACTACAACGGAGCCCGCATCAAATGATGTCGATTTTTGAAGCAGCCAAGTACCTCGGTATCTCGGTCTTCTCGCTTCGCAAACTCGCCCGTGAAAAGCGCCTGCCCGCCGGAAAGGTGGGTCGCCAATGGCGCTTCCGTCAGGATGACCTGGACTCGTTCTTGAAGAAGCAGTACGGAGAAGAGAAGCATGCCGCATGACACCATCAACGAAACCCTGGCCGAGCGTGGTTCACGCTACGGTTTGTTCAAAGACCACGCTGAGGTCTCCCAGTCCCTGAAGGGCATCATCCGCCACTTCATGGGTAAGAAATGGGACGAGATTCACGACGACCAACGTGAGGCGCTCGAGATGATCTGTCACAAGATCGCTCGGATTGTCAACGGCGATCCGGATTACTCCGACTCGTGGATCGACATCGCCGGTTACTCCAAGCTGGTGGCTGATCGTCTCGACGGGGTCGCGCAATGATTAACGCCGACCTCGCTGAGCAAGGCGCCAAGACGGGGATGCTGCTTGCATCATCGCGCGCCGATCGGTTCGTGGATGACTGGACTGACCAGGCCACGGTTTTCTTCAAGCTATACGCCCGACTGCACGGACACAAAGGTTTCATGACCGAAGACGTCCGTCTGTGGGCTACCAAACTTGGCTTTGAGTCTGCGCCCGATCAACGGGCGTGGGGACTCATCGCCAGGCGCCTCTCGAGTGAGGGGTACATCAAGGCTGATGGATTTGGAAAGCAGAGATCTGCAACCTGCCACGGCTCTCCTAAAACCATCTGGAAAACGCAACCGCTATGAACGACCAATTCTCCATCTCCCTGAACCTCGAGCAAATCAACGCCATGCTGCGCCAGCTTGACGCCGGCCCGCACAACGTTGTCCGTCCGCTGATCGACTCGGTCATTGGTCAAGTCCAGGCACAGCAGCAGGCTCGTCAGCAAGCGGCTGCGCCCATTCCCGAAGCAGGTGCCGACGAGTGACGAACTTCCAACGTACTGCTGACTGGCTCATGGCCTGCGGCAAGGCGCCCAACGCCGAGAACTTCTCGGTGCAGGTCGGGTGTCACCTCGAGGAATTCGTGGAGCTCCTGCACTGCCTGGAGTTCCGCGGGACCATGGTGCCGCCTGATGTGGCGTCTGCTGCTGTCGCCGTGTTCACCGAGCTCGCAGAGGACCTGAAGAGTGGCAAAGCCGAATGCCGTATCGCACCAGGTAAGGACGAGGAAGCCCTCGACGCGCTGTGCGATGCGGAGGTCACCGGCAACGGTGTCGCTTACATGGCGGGCTTTGACAAAGACGGGGCGGACCAAGCGGTACTGGCATCGAATGACGCCAAGCTGGTGGACGGCAAGCCCGTGCTCAAGCCTGGCGGGAAGATCGGCAAGCCACCGGGCTGGAAGGCCCCTGACCTGTCTGCGTTTGTATGAACCAAGAAGAGATCTGGGCTCGAGAGCTACGGCAGGCGCGAGAGCGGCTGGTAGCTCGAGTGCGAGAGGCTATGGCCATCTCTTCGCCAACCCGTCGGTACGCCCTGTACCAGGACTGGCGCAAAGAGATTGGGGACGTAGCAGCACGAGAGCAGGCCAAGTTCGTGGAGGCTGTGCGCTCGGGCCGGATCTCGCTGAAAAAGATAGAGGACATGCTGTGAACGACATCGCAAAAGTTGTCACGACCCTGGTCAGCGCAATGATTGTCTTTGCCTGCTGCTGGGTTCTCGTGGGATTTGCCGCTCGCATCGTGGCAACGCTGTTCTGCTGGGGGTATGGCTGCTGATGTCGTACGAACAAGACCAATCAGATCGCATCCGCGATCGCCTGCGCAAAGCAATCAACACGGTGCCCAAGCGCGTGACCAATGGAAACGTGCAAGACACCCGTGCCTGGCTCGAGGTCCGAGCTGAAGCGGAGAAGATGCTGAACAAGAAAGCGGCATCGGTCCCTCAGTTGCTGGCCATGATTTCGAGAGTTGAAGAATGACTGAACATGAACGCGTCGTAGCCGACCGCTACGAATACACCGTGTACCAGTGGGGCGTGATTACTTTCGTGCCTCACTATCGCAACCCGACCGCCTATGTCGGTCCGGGCTATCCCGAGAAAGCGCCGAAGCTGTGGACGGAGCGCGAGCTCCTGGCAGTGGGGGCAAAAGCACAGAAGATGTACCTGTGGGCTCGTCCTCGGTTTGTCTTCGAGGAGGTCGCATGAGAGAAAGCGTTGAACAACTGCCCAACCGGGTGACGATGGACAGCATCTTGAAGAAGATCAAGTCCACCGAATACATCCGGCTGAAGGACGGCAAGACCACGATCTGCAACGTCACGTTGGAGAACGGATACAGCGTACGCGGCGAGAGCGCATGCGTTGACCCCGGCCAGTTCAACCTGGCGCTGGGCGAGAAGTACGCCTTCGATCAAGCAATCGACAAGATCTGGCCGCTCGAGGGTTACCTCCTGCAAGAGCTCCGCTACAAGGCGGGCGTGTGATTACGGGCGAAAGGGAAGCGGCATGCACTGGTCAAGTGCTCGGACGGATGGTTGGCTCCTGACGTCAGTTGCAACCGGGCCGTACGACCAGGCTTCCTGAGTACCCCACCTTTTTGGATTTGAAATGAAAACGTACATCGGAACGAAACTTATCGAGGCTCGCCCCATGACTCGGGCTGAGTACAACGCGTACCGTGGCTGGACCCTGCCTGAGAACGAGGATGGTTCAGACGAAGGCTTCCTGGTCGAGTACATCGACGGCGGCAAGGCCAACGATTTTCGCCACGAGGGATACATCAGTTGGTCGCCGGCTGATGTGTTCCATCGCGCCTATC